CGGTCTTGCTGTATCATTTCTAGCGCTTCCCGGTATAATGCTTTTTCAATCAAATCGTTGTTGCCTTGGTGCCACACTTGTCCGTCGTCGTATTGCACCACAATTGCGTAATTTTGAAAATGTTCGCCCAGGATGCCGGCTGCTTTATTTATGCCGTCGTCCTCTCCGCTACTTGATATTGCCGATCCCATCATTAATATTCGATTTGTTCATCTGACATGATTTCGTCGGCTGCGGCTTCGATGTCATCGGCGTTTACGTAATAATCCACGCCCACCAGTTTTTGTTCGGTCGCGTGTTCGTTTGTATAATTAATGCCTTGCCTGGTGATGCCGACTATAACTCCGTTCATTTCTCTAATGACCCGGATCTCGTTTGCAAACCGGCAATCGTCAATCAGTATGATGTCAAACGGTGTTGCTTCAATGTCCCGGCGCAGCGCTTCGGTCCACAAGTTATCGGCAACCATTTTTCGTCCCCACTCGGTCCCTAATGATTGCATCAATTGCCTGGGGCTTTTGTTGTTGAGTCCTGGTATTGGTTTTTCCTTTATCTTAGGATCCCTTAAGTCTACGCCTGGCATGAGCGCAGAAAGCATTTTGCGGATTGGGTCTGCAAATGAAAAAATGCAAGCGTCTTGCCAGATTCTTGATTCTATGGTTTTGGCAATGGTTGTCTTGCCGACGCCCTTTGGACCGGCAAATGCAATTATTTTTTTATGTGAAAATTCGCCCATTTAAGATTTTATAGTTTGTGACTGTAAAATCTTCACCGGCAATGTCTACCTCAATAAATCCATGATTCCAATTATTCATTGGCGCGTAGTCTGGATGCATGTCGCAAAGGCAACCGCTTGACCAACAACCGATCACTTTCTGTTCGATTGTTTTTTCGTTGTGGCTGCTGCTTTGGTGGTAATGACCGCAGATAGAATTGCTCTTTCCCTTTAGGAAAAGTCCCCGGCTAGGATTGACCGGGTTGGTCATCGATTTGCCAAATTCGTGACCATGTATAATGTTGAGGCGCCCTAGTTTTATTGGCGCCCGGTAATCCATCACGCGGATGTTCAATTCGTCTAAGCGCAGCAACTTGATAAGTTGAAAGTCCTCAATGCCTAAAAGTTCCGGCGCTTTGGTGACCATCCACCTTTCGTATCTTTCTTCGTGGTTTCCTAGCTTGTAGATGATTTGTTTGCCTGGAAACGCCTGGCGTATGCTTTTCAGCATCTGTCTACCGGTCTCCAGTTCTGCTGCAAAGTCTCTTTGCCTGGGATCTTTCTCCCAGAAGCTGCAAGCGTAGAAGTCCATGAAGTCGCCGACCAGAATAACGCAATCGCATCCGGAATCGATGCCGTGTTGAACCGCAAGCTCTAGCGCTTCTTCGTCGTGGTATGGCGCATGCACGTCGTAAAGCAAAAGCGCCCGGCTCACGCCTTTCACTATGTAGGGACCGAAGTCTTTGTGATGTCGGAGCCCGTTTGGAAACCTTCGCTTTATGGCATCGTTTGGTTTCTCAATTTTTTTTTGCTTGAGTGTTTTTGCTTTCATTGCGGCTTTTCTATGTGTTGTTCCGTTTGTCCCGGTCATGTATCTAATCGATGACCTGGCGGATTCTAGGGTTTTCCACACTCCTGGATTTTCCTTGTATATGGCTTTTGCTATTGTAAGCGTTCCGCTTTGTGGGAATCTCTTTTTTGCTTCTCTTACAATTTCTTGCTGTATTGTCATTTGACCTGGGATGAGCCAAAATAAAAGCCTACGATTGCCAGGGCTGTTTGTCTAACTTCTGGCAGAATAACATACCCGGTTACCGTCTCCCATTTAGCGCCTTTAAATAGTCCAAAAAAGGCGCTTGTGTCTTTCTGAACGCTTACGCCCACGTCGGTGAATGCGATGATAAATGGAGCCGCTATAACGGCGAACATTGTAGCAACCGTTATGAATCTTCGGATCCAGGGTCCGGCTTGTCCGCCTCGCTGCGCTGCTTTATCTGCCGATGTGTCTGCTGCTTTTTGTCGTTTGATTGATTGTTCAAACAAGCGAGTTTGACTTTGCGCTTGTGCTGCGATCAGCTTCATTACAAATCCGCTAATTCCGCCGCCTAGCATTGCTATCAGTTCTGGTGTCATTTTTTTCGTTTGTTGTGGAAGTCGAATAATACTTTTACTTTTTCCGCGAGCGATTCCAGGTTGTAGTGCATCCGGGCTAGAACAATTATAAGCGTTATAATTCCAATAAGGACTGGCGTTAGGGATGCTATGATTTGCAATACTTCATTCATTTGTTTTTCAACTCTTTGATCACTTTGATCGCTGATACTGTCATGTATATGAGAGTTGAAAAGCCGACAAGGAAACCAAGAACCTCGTTTACTGGTGTAAGTTCTAAGGTGGCAATAAATCCGCCGGTTCCTATTGTTGATCTGTATATAATGTCTTGCATAATCATGTAGCTACATCTTGAAGTGTGAATGCTTTCCAACTACCGCGTCCGCTCCCAGATGGGTTTGCTATAAAAACTTGGACCTCGTAGCGTTCTTCATTGTAAATCATTAAACCTGGCGGCGGATCAAGTCCGATGGCATCTCTCTCGCTATCTGTGTATGGTCCTAATCTTAACCAGTTACTTATTCGCAAGCCTCCGGTGCATCTAATCGCTTCGTTGCTTGGGTATCCGTCTGAGCTATTGTGGATAACATGCAAAGCGCATTTCGGGTCACCATCGTCTGTGTTGATTCCGACTCTGCCGCCGGGTTTAGGGTCTATCTTTTTGATGACTAGCAGGTCATCTGGATTCCCGTCAATATCCATAAATCGGAATTCCTTTGCTCTGACTTTTATACTTTGAGCTGTAGCATTCGATGATTCGAGCAATTGAGTTCGGACGGTTGGCATTCTTACGATTCCGGTGAATGATTGCGTTCCCGTAACGGTGCCGTCGGTGCTATCAACTACAAATGTTCCGACTTTCAGTTTTCCTCCGGCGCTGATTTCTAGGTCTCCGCCTCCAGCCAACTCTAGTCCTCCGTCTAGCAACGAGATGCCTCCGTTTGTAACATCTAGATCGTTCTGGAATTCTGTGGTTCCGGCAATTACTATATCACCATTTATGCTTACGTCGTTGTCAAGGTTAGCCTCTCCATCCAGGCTGAAATTTCCCTCTATATTTGGATTGGGGAAACTGTTTAGAAATGCGGTTGCTGATGCCGGGATGCCGGTTGAACCTGCTGGCACCGTCGCTCCGCTTCCAATCACTTGACTGAATAATCTGATCGGTGTCTGGAAAATTGTTTGCACGTTGCCGGTGCTGTCTGTCAGTTCAAGTTCTAGTGTAGCGGTTGCGCTTGTTGCGTTGTCGATCAAATCAAAAACGCCTTGGGTTCCTAAGTTCAAAGATCCTTGTATCCCTTTGTTGCCGGCTGCGTCTGTTATGTTTGTCCATGAGCTATCAATTAAAGCGACCGGGTTTTGGAATAGCCTGGTTATCCATCTTTCATATACGGTCGTTCCCGAACCGACTATTAATTTTTGTATAGTTGCGGTTGATGATGGCGTCAGTCCTGTGCTGTCAATCGTTGGTATTGTTTTGCTGCCGGCACTTGTGAAGTCTGTTATAAACGTAAACGGTGCAATTTCTTGAGTGGTGTTTGCTTCTCCGGCATTTGAGATGGCTGTTTGCAAGTCACTTGCTGCCATGTCAAAGCTTAAAGATACCGGCGTTGTCTCTGCAAATGTTAAGGTGAATGATCCGCCGGTTGGTCTGGCATTTAAGGTGCCGATTCCTAGTCTCTGAAATGTGAAGGCTTGTATGTCGACGGCTGTTCCGCCGGTTGATGTCAAGAATACATCAATTGATAAAAGATCCCCGGCGACCATTTGTGGTGCTATTCTGGGCGTCAAGTTTGTTATAGAATTGACCAGTCCGCTTTCTACGGTGGTCCTGTCAATGTTTCCGGTTATTTGTAATGCCATAACTTAAAAATAGGAGACTTGTAAACCTGGCTTATTCTTGCCATGAAGGATTGCCGATAACATGGGCGATGGTTTCTTGCAATGTGACGTCAAGTCCGATTGGCGGTTGCCATCCTTCGCTTCTTATCTTGTTGCTGTCCAGGGCGTATCGTAAATCATGCCCGGCTCTTGTTGAGTGAAAGTCTACAAGTTTATATTTGAGATCTCGGTTCATTAGCTTGGCTACTCGTTCTGCAAGTCCCAGGTTTGTTATCTCTTCAATGCCGGCAATATTGTATTTTGTCATCTTTGCCTCTCCGTCTCCGTATTTGGCAAAGTCTACGTTTTCAAGCATCCAACGCCAAGCGTCGGCAAGGTTTCGGCAGTCGATATACATACGTGATCCGATTTCTCTTTCGTTGCCATGCACTTCGACCTCTTCGCCCTTGTGAATTCTGGATATAAGTTTGGGCAGATATTTTTCCGGGTCTTGCATTGTCCCGATCATATTCATGGTATGAGTTATTGCGATTGGCGTTCCGTATGTTCTCCAGAAGGAAAAAGCCAGGGCATCTTGTGCTGCCTTGCTTGCTGCGTATGGATTTGATGGCGCTATCACATCCCATTCGTGATGGCAATGGCTTCCGTGGGCTGTTCCGAATACTTCATCGGTTGAGCAATGTATAAACTTTTTGATGCCGGGTCTTGTTCTCGCCCATGCTAAAATGTTGCCCATAAGTTTGCAGTTGTTTTCCCACACATATATTGGATCTGATATGGATGTGTCTACGTGTGAAATGGCGGCGCAATTTATTACGTGGTCTATGTGACCTATCCGGTCGTCGGTCCTGGCAGAGATTGGGGCGTTCAAATCGTGGCAGACTATCTTCCATCTACCGCCTTTCACTCGGCTGATTCTTTCGGCGTCTCCAAGGTGCCGGAATGAATCAAGCCCTATAATGTCCCAGTCTGTTTTTTCTATCAGCCACCTGGCTGTGTGTGATCCGACAAAGCCGGCGCTTCCTGTAATTAGTATTTTTTTGCTCATAAGTCTGTTTCAAATGTATCAAACAATGTTCGTCTTTGTCGTAAATGTCCGCGATGTTCACCTACTTGTTCGTGGTATGCTTTTATTGTTGTGAATCCATTATCGCTATTTTCGTCTCTCACTACGTGGTCGCATACTGTGTGGGTGATGCAGCAAAATCTCAAACCTGCCGGAT